ACCATTCGGCAAGCGCAGTTCAAGACGAACCTGTCGTCGGACTCCGACACCCTGGCGTTCCCCGAGGAAGTGCTCGATGCCGTCCTTGAACGCGCCCGCGACTGTTACCTGACCTGGACTGGCGCAGCCAACCAGAACGACATCACGGCGAGCTACCGCGCGATGCGCGACACTAGCGATTCGCTCAAGAACTCCAGCAACGCAAGGCAGATTTTCTACAAGACATGAGTTGTGGCGAAGGATGCAACGGCTGCGAAAGCGGCAAGTTTGGGTGTAGCTGCTGCTGCGCGTCGGTCACCAACATCAAGGGTGGCATTCACCCTGACTCGATGCGGACGGTCACGATGGACCTTGTGCTTGAGGAGGCTGATGCGTCGCAAACGATCACGCACATCAGCAAGCTGCTCCTCAACGAGCCAGCGCACATCATCGGTGTAGACGCTTCGCTGGTTAGCACCAAGCGAGACACGACAGTAGACAACTCGGAGAAGCAGCTTCAGCAGCAGGGCACTACAACTAGCCTTAGCGACGCAGCGCTCATCAAAGCTACGACGCCGGTAAACGTCGCGCTCTACACGCTCCCCGGCTGGTCAAGCAACACCCTAACGCAGGGCGGCTTTGGCGCTATCGAGCAAGCGCAGGGTCGCCAATACATCACGACTGCGTCCCTGACCGCCCAAGCGCCGACCTGGATCGCGCACGAAGACCTCTTCGGCTACTTCGCAGACGGCGGCCTCTACGTCGAGTTTAACGCGCCCAGCGATCAATACGGCGTCCGCATCGTTGTCCGCTACGTTCCGCGCCTCCAGTTCTCGCCAGCTTACCACGACCCGATCGACGTCATGCAGCACTACTGGAAGTGCAGCCGTGGCGATGCCGAGTTCCTAGAAGGCTTTTACGCAGGCACATCGCAACCGATCCCGTCAATCGAGTCGTCTGCGGACACACCTTCGTTCGACACAGTCACAAGGCAGTCTGACGACCTCGACATCTACGCTGACCCGACGGTCACTAACCTGCTGCTGGACACCTACACGGGCGCTCAAGCGGCCTACAGCGTGCGCAAGCTGGATAAGGATTACTCGGGTAGCTGCATCCGCATCCGCAACGCAACTAGCGGTGCCGAACTAGACGTTGGCTTCGACACTAACGGCGACCTTGACCGCGTCGCCATTGCCAACCACTGCGGCACTGCAAACGGGTTTGTCGTCACTTGGTATGACCAGAGCGGCAATGGCCGCAACATGACGCAAGGGACTGCCGACTCGCAGCCGCAGATCTACAACGGCACGACTACCTTCACCCGAAACAAGAAGCCGGTCATCGACTTCAACGGCAAGGTGCTCGCGCAGACCGGCCTCCGCATGGCAACCGCAAACGGCTACAGCTTCGTAGTCGGCGGTTCGTCCGACGGCTCGGGCGGCTTCGTGCTCTTGCCCAGCGACAACCTACTCAACGCGGCAGGCATCGCGGCGAACGGCAACTCCGGTGCGGCGCACCTAAACCAGACCGTGACGTCTTACCACGTTAACGGTGCAGCGCTCGACACCGCCACGCAAGATGCCTTGTTCGACGCGGTGGGCCAGCAAGCCTTGGTGCGAATCAGCAACCACGACAACACGGAAGGCTCGCACCGCTACTACAACATGGGCTACACGGCGGTCGCATCCTACGACAACCTGCTGCTCCAAGAGTTGGTTATCTGGCACGCCGACCAGAGCAGCAACGCTACCGGCATCGAGACCGACATTAACTCTTACTTCAGCATCTACTAATGGCTGACTTTGCAAAGCACCGGTTCGACGAACTGCCGATGGATCGGCGCATTGCAGGTGAAGCCCGTGGCGTGTCGCGCAACTCGCAGTTCGGCGCAATCTACGAACGTCGCGAAGTAGACCCCGTTGCCCCGCACCTTAAGCGGCGGACTGGCACAAAGCGCGTTTCAAACGCGGTGCCCAACTTGCTGGGCCTTACCTACAACGGCACTAAGGGGCGCGTTGTTGTAGACCGCGACTTCACAACTGAATCGGCGGCAGCCACGGGGTGGACGATCTTCGGCACGATCCACATCCCGACGGACACCAACACTGACACGAAGTTCTTCCGCATCCTGAACTTCGCTAACTTGTCGTTCTACGTCAAGCGATACAACAGCAGCGGCAACACGGTAATTCTCGAAGCCAGAAACGCTGGCGGCAGCGTCATTACTAGCTCCGACGCTTACGCGATTAGCGCGGGTAACGACCTGCACTTTGCCTTGTGCTACGACAAGAGCGGTAGCGCAAAGATCCGCGTCAACGCTTGGCGAGTCAGTGATTCGCCTAGTGTCCCTTCCGATAACGAGGCGGCCTACACTGTCACTGGAGCCGCTGAGCTACAGTTGCTCGGCGAGAACACGCACACGTTTGCTGGCGCAGACATGGGCGACTGCGTGCTTAACAACATCCGCCTGTTCGACAACGACAACTTTACAACGGGTAACTACAACACCGCCGCGCTCGGAACGTCTGCAAGCGAAGACGGCCTTATCTGGCAAAGCGCGTTGTCCGATGGCGGCGACCTCCTCACGCACAGCACTACCGACGCCTACCTTATCCCGACCAACCCTGTGCTGTCGGGAAGCACTATCCGGTTCGGTGGTCTTGGCGTCATCGAGGTGCCGTTCTACCTCGACTTCGACGAATACTTCTGGACCTCGACCAACGCGGCTGCGCGCCTTGAGTGGTGTTTCCAACTCAAGCTCACGCTGCCGAAGATCCTTAAAGCCTGCACGGTCTTCGAGCTTCAAGACCTTATCCGGCTTGAGATCGTGTCCGACAGCGGGTTTAAGTTTCGCGCCACCTACAACGACACAGGCACAGTAGTCACAAGCACCGTGGCGCTTAGCGCGGGCACGGCCTACGACGTCTTCGTCGCACGCGACACCAGCAACACCCGCCTTAAGGTAGGCGCTACCGAAACAACCGGAACCGTCTCCAACCCCATTGTCTACAACTACGACAAGACGATCGGGTTTGTCATTGGCGACAAGGTAGACTTCCAAAACACTGCGCCATTCGGGGGCCAGCTAGAGAAGTTTGCGCTACACAACAACTCGGCGCGTGAGTTCCAAGATCGCGAAGACGCTGTCATCTACTACGACACGGCGTCTATCCAAGGTGACGAAGTGCTGGACCAGGGCAACCGCGCCCTCAACGGTTTCCTTGGTGTTCGCTCAGACACTCAACCTCCTTTCTATAGTGAGGGCGGTTTCCCTGGCGGCGGCTACGTCGCGGCTTGCGGTGGATACCTAGTCTCCAACGCCAAGCCGGACATTGGTTACAGCGGACAACTACGCAAACCGCTCACTAAAGACGTTGTTATCCAACGGCGTGGCCGCCGCGCTTTCCTAACTTCAAACGGCGTCAACTACATCGTTGACGACCGGACGAAGAACATCCGGCCACTGGGCATCCCGCGTCCAAGCACCAAGGTCTCGTGCATCCCGCAAGGCGTTGGTGCGATCGACGGCTTTGTCCGCTACGCCTACCGCTACGTGTCGATTGACGGCACGGTCGGCCCCATCTTCGACCTGGACCCGTGCGACGCAACGGGCGGTGTAAACGTCTTCCTGGGCGCCGAGGCGTTCGGCACCCCAGTCGATCCAGCCTTTGGCCTGTCGTTCGGTGAAGCTGAGAAGGAAAAGACTGTCGCGACTGACACGGTCGAATGCTTCATTGCTCGCGACAAGGACTCAACCGATGCTACGTCGCAACTGCTGCACAAGCAGATGTCGGACGGCCTTACGCTTGAAACCGCGTTCCGCCTTCCAACCCTAGCTAACACGCTAGACGACTCCATTATCGCCCAAGGTGTTTACGCACCCGCAGGTGAGACGACTTGGTGCGCTGACAACGAGCCGGTCACGTTCCCCTGGATTGGCAAGGTAGCCCAAGAGTGCTGTTTCCAGCTTTCGTTCCGCTACAAGTCAGGCGCGCCCGGAATAACTAGCTCGCTCGGAGCAACGGTCGTCCCGGCGGGCGTTCAAACGCTGTTCTGCATCGGCAACCGTGACCAGAAGTATCGGACAGGTGGTGGCATTGGCGGCGGTAGCGTCCACTGGCGAGCGCAAGAGCTTTACGTCTCGATTCAACCACCCGCCAGCGGCTCTAACTCAGCTTCAATTGTAGTTACACGCGACGACGGTAGCCGCGATAACGCGCTTCAGCACTACGCCGCCGACGTCACGCTTGTTAACGGTAACGACTACACGTTGTTCGTCCAACGCACCGGCTCTGACCGAGGCCACACAACTGGCGGAACGCTAGAGATTGCGATTTACAATCACAACACTAGTTCGTTAGAGAACTGGCCCGCTGCGGCAGCAGGCTCAAAGCGTATCGAAGTTGAGAACTTCTGGACGCCCACGTATTCAGGTCAGGGTGGCTATCACGAAGTTATGTGGGGCATGGGCCGCCGCGAAGGCAACGAGATCACAGGTAAGACGCGCTGCCGCCAATCAAGTGGATCGGCCACGTTCGAGTTTGACCAGATCCCGGCGCTCTACAACGGCACATCAGGTTCAACCCCCGGAACGGTTCTATACCACGGTCGCATGTGGCGGCGGGCGTTCCCCCTTGCACTGCTAGTTCAAAAGGGGTTGACGCGATACGGCGCACGGAGCGGGCCGCTAACTAACGGTCTAGAGGTAGACGTTGCGTTCGCGTCGGACGCTTCTGCTGAAACGTTGGAAGGCGGTTTCGACTTCCCCAACGACACGCGCGTTAAGTTCTACAACAAGAAGAACAACGCTATCAGCGGGCAAGTCCTCTTTACGGGTAGCGAGACGCGCACGGTGTTCCTGGCCTACGGTGCCGAGAACACGGTTATCCCAGGGACTAACCCGGCCACGAACTCGCACGCGGTAACGTCTACTGACGACATCCCGCTTTGGGCAGCCTACACCAGCCGCGATTCTGGAACGCTAGTTGTCGGCACTGGCGAGCAAGAAGCGCTGACCATCAGTAAGCGCAAGTGGCACCCCGGCGCTGAGCAGCGCACGTTCGACGACTTCGCCAACGTCATCGACCTAAAGCAGTGGACTTGGCTAACGCTGTTCTTCTCGCAGGAACCCGGCATCGAAGCCGGAGCAGGCTCTAACTTCCAGGTATGGCTTCAGCGAATCTTCCTCGATGGCAACACCGGAGACTGGGCCGAGTTCTACAACGCTGGAACTCAGGTCTACAAGAGCCGAAACAACACGGCGACTGGCGACGGGCAATACAGCTTGTTTACCGTTGGCGGTGTTCCCGGTATCGACACTCAGTTCGAGGTCGAGATCGCAGAGGTCCGTCTATGGGATGGTGAGCGCTACACCAGCCCAGCAGGCGGCAACGGTGCAAACGTCTTTGGTGCCTACCTGTCCGCGCGCGTCCCGCCCAACTACTGGGACGACATGCACCACTACCTGCGCTTCGCCCCCATCGACGTTAACGACATGGCTAACCAGTCCACTATGGATCAGGTTGGCACATTCGCAGACTCAAACGGCAAGGTGCAGGCGACTACGGACGCCGTCACCATCTACCAAAACGCGGCAGTCACAGAGGCGGTAGACCCCAACGCTAGCGGCGGGTCGAACTACTTCATCCCGTTCCCCAAGCCGCCTGTGCCTGCGATTCGCGGCATTGAAATCTTCCGCACGCAAGTCGTCCCCGTTCAAGAAACGTTCATTAGCGGTGCGACTAACCCCCAAGCTCAGACGGATGCGTTTAAAGCTTGTCGCGCTGCGCCGCTCTACTACCTGACTGAGATCCCGGACGGCACGCAGGCTTACTACGACAGCGCCATCGACACCCTGCTCGGCGCACAACTCAACTTGACCGAGGGCTTGATCCCCGGCAACCCTGGCGGCGTCTTCGAGTGGAACAACTACTTGGGCATTTGGGTCACCGACGCACCGCGCATCCACTTTGCAGCCTCGCCCGACTCATGGGAGAGTTTCCCGAGCGACATGGTCTTCGACCTCCCGCTCAAGGAAACCGGCATCATCACTGCCGCCGCCGAGCTTGCGTCGCGTGACGCGCGCAACTCACGCGTTCTCCTCCTTGGCCAAAGCTGGGGCGCATTCCTTGACGGGTCACCCACTAACCCGCAGACCAACACGCTAGGTGGCGGCGTTGGCGCAGCTAACTCGCGCTGCTTGGTTATCGAGAAGGGCGTAGCTTATGCCTACAACGGGACACTCTGGGCCATTACTGGCGACGGACAAGTGGAAGACATTGGCATGCCCGTGCTCGATCTGCTACCTCCGACGGACAAGGCGCGCCTATCAGTCTCCTCATCACTTAGCTCCCTCTACGTCATCAACGAAGAGACCGGCCTCACCCTGCGCTGGCACTTTGCTCGACGCGAGTGGTTCGTCGAAGACCGAAATGTTCTCAGCACCACGGACATCGACGGAGTAGACAACTGGGTTCACGTTAGCGGCTACCCGAGCGCCGGAGACAGCACGATCTACGCTGACGACGTTGAGAGCAATACGCCGACGTCGGGCATCGCCGTGACCAACATTAGCGGCACAACGTTTACCGTATCGTCTACTACTGGAATCAAGGTCGGCCAGCGGCACACGGTTGTTGCTGACCAAGACCCGCGTATCCGGCACACACTTGAGGTTGCGTCGCTTACAGGCACCACCGTCACTTACACGACAGACCCGTCAGCCGCAGCGACAAGCACCAACAACTTGAGCGGCTCTTCGGTAGCCCTGACCTACAAGATTTACGTTGGCGTCGGCTACTGGGGCACGATGCTAGACACTGGCCAGTTCACCAACACCGGAGTCGTTAAGCATGTGGACGTTGGAATTACAGACGGAGACAAATGGCACGCAACGTCTGCGGGTGCAGATTTCGCCGGAGACCCCTCCAGCCGAAGCGTCTTCGATGCTCCTGAATCTAGCCCAACTGCTGTTGTCGGATCTGGAGGAGGAGGAACCTCCGCAAGATGGGGACTTACCGAGCGACAGAAAGTTCAACGACTTCTGGTCTGGACGTATGAACCACAAGCCGTGGGACTTTCCGAACTCGAACTGAACTACAGCCCGAATGACTAGCGAACTCACAGCCAAGACGATGAGCTACCTCGCAGCCGCGTTCGAGGCCGAGGCCGCTGTGCTCGAAGCAGGTGGCTTGGCCGGACGCGACTCCGAAAGCGTGTGCCCGGTTAAACACTCGTTCGGCGAGGGCTGCTACGTTCGCGAATGGAACTGCCCCGCCGGAGTGCTGACTGTTTCCAAGGTCCACAAGATCGCGCACCCCTTCTTTGTCTTGAAAGGCCGCGTGTCGGTGATGACCGAAGACGGCATGGAAGAGATCGTTGCACCACACTACGGCATCACCCTACCGGGAACGAAGCGCGTGCTCTACACGCACGAGGACACGACTTGGGTAACGGTGCATGTGACTAACAAGACCGACATCGACGACATCGAACGCGAGATCATCGCGGGCCAATTGGAGGACTTAGAAAAATGACTTGGGTTGCTGCTGTAGGTGCTGGTGTGGGTCTTGCGGGCAATCTTCTCGGTAACCGGGCCAAGAAGAAGGCGGCTAGCGAACAGGCTAGGCTCGCTACTGATCAAGCGCAGAAGATGCGTGATCGAGCCACTGAATCGGCAAACGTCACTAAGGCGGAAATCGAAAACCTGCGCACGCTGCGCTCGATGGACATGCCCGCGTTTAGACAAGCCAGCGAAAGCGCGATGATTCAGGCGCAGAAGGGTGCGGAGCGCATGGCGCGTCAGCGCACGATGGGCCGCCTTGCACCTGACGTTCGCCAAGCTGTCTTTGGTGGACAGTTCCAGCAATACGTCGGACGCGAGATGCAACGCCTTCAGCAATACGCTGGACTAACGCAGCAGATTATGCAGGCAACGGAACAGCAACAGCAGATGGCTAACCGAGTCGAGCAAGCTGCGGGTGGCATAGAATACCAAGGCATGAGCCAAGCTGTTCAAATGCGGCAAGCAGCAGGTGAGGACATGGGGTCGATCTTGGGTGCCGTCGGTTCAGCCGTGTCACAGTATGCAAAAACGCAGGCTGCTGAGGCAGAGGCAAACTCGCCAGACCCGGAAACAGGTGGTGTTCGCGGCGCAACTGCGGATGACTACATGCCGGAACTCCCACCGGGCTTTTAATCTACCGCGTTACTGATATAGCTAATGACTAGCATCGACTTTTCAAAGGCGTTGGCAACGTTGGGCGGCACGCTCAGCGCACGCGCTCTCGGTGGACCTCAAGCCGCGCAACAATACCTTGCGCAACTGAACAAGCAGGAGGAGTCCCGACTTGCGCGTGAATACGATGAGTCGCAGAAATCGCGCGATCGGGAGTTCACGCTTACCCGCGATCGGCTTGCGGCTGAAGAAGCTCAGGAAGCCCGCAAAAGCGCGCAGGCTTTCCAGACTGGTGAGCGCGTTGCTAGCCAAGGTTTCCAGGCCGGTCAGGCGGCTGACCAGCAAACGTTCACGCTTAAACGAGACAGGCTGGTTAGCGCACGGCAAGCCGCGCGAGATGCAAGGCTAGGGGAGCAGCAGCGTAACGCAATTGCAGCGCAGGGAGAACAGCAGCGTCTTAACACCGAGCTAGAGAACGCTCACGCAACTGTTCGCGCTCTGCAAGAGCACGAGCGAAGGCTTGAGCTAGGTGCGCAGTCTCATGAAAACGACGTAGCGTTAGCTAACGTGCGTGCAGAGTTAGCCGCTGCGGAAGGCAGGGCCGCCCGCGCGGATCAAGCCATACAGGGGCAAGCGAACCGTGATGCGGCAGCCGCTAACCTAGCTGCTCAGATCGCTGCGAAGAGGGAGCAGCAAGCCCTTGATCACCAATACGCCATTGGCCTAGCCGTTCTTCAAAACGACTTTGCCCAAGAAGGACAAGCCCGCCAGCAAGCGCACAGCATTGATCTAAGCGCGTTTAACTCCGCTAACCGGATGCGGGAAGACGACAACAGGACAAAGAATGCAATAGCGCTCAACGAGCTAGACGACAGTAAGACTGCTACGCTAAAGGCTACCACGACTTACGGAAGCATTGTAGCCAGGGAAGACAGCGGCTTCATGCTTGCTGCCATTAGGCGAATGCAGGCGGTGCTGCCGCGCAACCCCGACGGCAGCCCTCAGGAAGTTGACTTCGATAAGCGCGAGCAAACGATCGCGCAGTTGACGATCGTGATGACGGAGGGCGGCTTCAGCAGCGAAGCTACTGCCGCCTCTTACGACGCGGGTCAGCGCGACATCGAAGCAATCAATGCTTTGACGGGCGGAGCGGTTGACGCCTCTAAGATGGACATTGCGGGTCGAGCGAAGGTTCGGCAACAGCACGCTAGTGGGGGGCAGGAAGCTCAAGCCATTAACGCGAAGGCGGCGGAGATTGCGGCTGACCTGGAGGATTTGAGCGGTCAGGCGAACCTATCACCTGAAGCCATGAAGGCGCGAGAAGAGGCATCTGCAAAGGCGCAGGTCGCTCTAGCGCAGCGCTTTGCGAACTGGCGAACTAAGTATGGCGTGTTTACGGGTGAAGGCGGCAGTCTTGCTGCCACATCCGAAGCGCTTGAATCGGCTTTAAACAACGCCGGTCGCCTGACCAACGTTGTCCAAGACGGCCAGATCAACGCTTTGGCGGGCACCTACAACCCTGCCAGCAACTCCGGCGCGATCTTCGGCCCACGTTACTTAGAAGATGAGCAAGCGTTTAACCGCTTGAACCGAAGCAACGCAGTCAGTGATCGCGCAGCGGCGTGGAACAAGAGTGCGGTAGCGGCTGCGGGATTGTCCGACAGTGACCTTAAGCACGCAGGTTTAGACCCGCAACAGCGTGCGGTCATCGACCGCCTTAAGGGATACTCCAAAGACGGACAGCTTGATCTGCAATCCGTTAACGACAGAATCCGTCGCCACCTACTCGCGGGCGAGCAAGCCGAAGCAGACGCGCTTCAAAGCATGGTGCAGGGTGCTGCTCGTTTAGACCTTGGCGGTGCGATGGTCCGCATCAATCAGGGTCGCGAACAACAGCAGGCTGTTCAAGGTGTCGAGACGCTAGCTGCGGCTACGATGGAGAATAGTTTGGTGCGCTTGTTCCCGCAAGGCGAGGGCAGGAGAACAGCTATCCTAGCTGCCGTTCAACAGCACGGCTTTGAGACGCCCGGTTCCGACACTAAGCGCGGGCCGCAAAATGAGCAGGAGAACCAAATCTTCCTAAGCCGCTACGTTAATAGCGACGAAGGCATGAACGCGCTTGGACAGTCGGTCTTGATGACGATGCAATCGATTCAAGATCCCGATGTAGATGCTGACGCCATGCTGGACGGTAAGATTAGCCATGCCGTTGATGGGTTGGGCGTTTCAAACAACGCGGCAATAAGGCGAAAGCTGAAGCGCAAGGTTAAAGAGATGCTTGGCCAAGACCCGAACGGTGTCAGCATCTCGTCTGAGGCCGAAGCCGTCGGGGAAGCGATTGACGTTGACTTCGCACCAACGGATCGGCTGATGAAGGCGGCTTCGGCACTTAGCTCGCTATCACCGGATAACGCGGCAAAGTGGAACGCGTTTTACGGTGCTTCCGTCCTTGGCCCGACGCGAGAGGAGCGAACCGTTTTAGCCACGGGTTACCGAGGCAGGGATCGGGCGTTGCTCTCGGCTCTTGAAGACATCAAGCAGCGGCGCACAGAAGTGCCCGGAGAGACGCCGGATCAACGTGCGGCGCGTGAGCAGGCGTCGGCGCGTGCAGAAGCCAGCGGTCGCGTCGTGACGCGTGACCTAATTGATCTGTGGGCTTCGATGGACCGTGGGTTTGAAAGTGTCAACAACATGCACGGTTCGCTTCGTAGGAATGCAGCGGCCAAACACGCGTCACAAAGCATTAGGCATTTAGGTGATGTAGGAGGAGCAAAGCCTACAAGTGTAGATGGCGACTATATGTTTGGCGAGGACTCGCTTTATCAGGCCAGCATGAGCCAAAGCGATGCGGAGAAACTCTTGTCTGCGGGCGATAGAAGTCAGCTTGAACGCCTCGACTACTTTCGCGCAGCAGACATATCGCAGATCCCAAACCTGTCTCTTTCGCAACGGGACATCCTAGCTGGTGTTCAGCAACAGCTACGTCAGCTTGACCTCCCGGCGGCAATGGCCGCCATTAACAATGGGTTTAACATGGAAGACTACGGTCTGACTGTTAACGCCGACCCTGAAGCAGCGCAGAGGCAAATCCTTGCTCAACGTGTGCCCTCAAACCCGAGGGACATGTTGGATGTTAACGCGCAACGTTTGCAGCTTAGAAGAGCCAAGCAGCAGGCTGTGGCTTTAGATACCTCCGGCAGCGTTTACGCAGACACAGATCCTCGTGACGGTTTAGCTTACGGCATGGTTGACGAGACCGTGCAGGAGGCGCTGCTTGCGGACATCGACAAGGGTTTGCTGGCGCTAGATGCGTTTGAAGCAGCTAAAAACTCGCCGCTGCTCAGCAACTTGGCGCCGACGATGGCGTCTATTATTCCGTCGGAAGCTTTTGGGTCGCGGCAAAGCCTTGCTGAGGCGGTAAAGACGCAGCTACCTGCGATTACGGGTCAGTCGGCGGACGCAATTGGGCTTACCATTGAGCAGGGGCAGCAGCTTGCTGAAAATATTGGCAACGCCCCAACTAACGCAGCGGGTCTCGACATGGTGTTTGAGACTTTCTTCAACAAGGCGGCGAAGCAGTCTGCCGAAAGATTGGGGATGTCTTTTGCAGGGGCCACGGACAAGGATAGCAGGGACATGGTTGCTCGCGTTATGAGCGCCACAGTAACGGACATGCGAGACAAGGTCCGCGCCCTGAATCGGACCATGCTGGAGCGGATGACGTTAGGCGAGCTTAACTACGAAGACCTACCCGGCCCGATTAAAGCTCGTGTCGCACAATCGAACTTCGACGAAGCCATCGAACGAGTCCGCAGTGTAGACTCACCTCTAGCTAGGGCAGACGAAATGCTGCTGTTGTCTTTCCAGGTGTTCCTTGCTGACTCCGCGACAACTACGGGCACCCTAAGCGAGCGTTAAACAATGTCAGACCTGCAACCAGGGTTTATGGATCGTCTCTTTAATTCGACGATCTCTTACCCGCAGCAACTCTTGTGGCGTCTTTGGCGTGTTATTGAAGACGACAAGATCGACTTGTTTGACGAAAAGGGTATTGGCGACCTAGCCGCCGTGCCCCTTCTAGGCTTTCTGGATGACCACAAGCACGACGTAATGCCGGACTACATGGCGGAGCAGATGGGCTTCGCTAAGGAGGGTCAGTCGGGTCTTGGGTCTCAGCTTTCAGCCGCCATCCTAAGCGACCCCTTGACCTACATGACCGGCGGGCTTAGCGCCATCGGCAAAGTAGCAAAGGGTGCGAACACTGCAAGTAGAGTAAAGGCGGTTGGCAGCGTAACTAAAGCAGCGGCAGCCGCAAAGAAGCTGAAGCTAAACGAATACATGCAGCAGCTATCGCCGCAGGATTTTTTGCGGCACCTTGACGAAGCAGCCGATCAGGTAGCCCAGGGAGTGGGCGGTTTAACAAAGCGCCAAATCGCTAAGCAACAGAAGACGCTGGCTAAAGCGCGCAAGCAAGTCGGCGATAACGTGATCGAAGCGGAGGCGCGCGCGGGTAGGAAAGCCGCACAGAACGGAACTAAGCCGAAGCCGCTGACGATGGCGGACTACATTAAGCAGACTAGTGATCGCCAAATCTCCCTTGGCCTCCCTGTCTTGCACCGTTGGGGCGCGAAGTGGGATGTGCCTAAGGACGAGGGCAGTTGGTGGCAACTGTTTAAGCACGGCACCAACAAGGGCGGCACATCGCTAGCTAAAGCGATGATGACCAACCGCTTGACCGCTGTCCCCGGAGTTAACCACTTTCTTAAACAGGCGAACACCATTGTGGGCGCCATGTCAACGGGTTCGCGTATTGGCGCAGAAGCGTTGAACGCGATACGCAAGGGTAGGGATCTCACGCCTGGTGCTTTAGACGCCTACGCTCGTTGGCTTAGTCCGGGTGGTGCGTCGCGCGTGGTGGGGCAATTGCGCAAGGCGGCTTCCACTGCCGAAGGCGGCATCGAAGAGGTCATCACGAAGGTCGAGAAAGCCTACGAAGAGGCCATCGCTGCGGGCGCCAAGTCGCACGAAGAAGCCTACAAGATTGCGTTCCGCAAACAGAAGATTGGAATGCGTGGCGAAACTGGCCGCGATCTTTGGAACCGTTTGTCGGGTCACACTAAAGACACGACTGCGCAGTTCCCAGATTTTGGTGCCGGTGCGGGTGCGGGTAAGGCCCAGATTGGTCCGCTTCTTAAGAAAGCCTTAGCTGAAAACACTGCGGCAAGTGAACTGCACCAAGCTGGCAAGGGGTCGGTCGATGTAGTCGGGACTGAAGTAGGTAAGTTAAAGAGTGTTTTTGACGCCAACGTTAAAGAGTTACCTGAGTTACTTCAGCCGATAGCCAAGGGGCTTTACAAAACAGGAGAGCTTTACCGAGTCGGGCTGAACAAGGCGTTTAAGACAGGCACGGCTTCTGCTGTTGGGGAAGCGCAGTATTCCAAGTTCTTGTCCAACGTCGCGCGCGACAACGCGCAGATGGAGAAGCTGACCCAAGACCTTTACAACAAGATTAAGAAGGTTACGGGGCAGGACGGTTTCCCCTTGTCGCACCGCGATCTCATCAAGGTCGTGTCTAAACTGACGGAGCTAGATGCGCTTCCGGGTGAGCTTGCAGCTTCGTTTCACGCAGCGTCGATGGGTGGAGACAGCGCGCGCGCAGTCTACAAGTCGATGGAGAACTACCTCAAGCGACAGCGCTCTACGCTAGTCACGTTTGAGAAGCTGCTTAAACGCACAGCGGACAAGGGCGGCATTGCTGCGTCGGAGCTTAAGACCAAGCTGACCGCAGCCCTTGACCAAGATGTGTTCCCGTTCTTGGAGAAGATGGGCGACACCACTGAGGGGGCAGTCCAGACTTACTTCGCGAACTTCGCTAGTCGCATCCACAACGCATCACGCGAAATTGAAGTGTTCTCGCCGCTGCAACAGCAGCAGATGAAGAGCGTTGTTAACGGCCACGTCCTCACCGGGACGGCGTTGCCCTTGACCAAGGGGCAGCTTGTAGCGCAGAAGGCGGGAAAGAACGTCGAGCAGCGTGTGTTGCTTGGGCAGCTTGAAGGCAAGTTTGCAGGCACGCTAGACAACAACCAGATTGCCGACGCTCTTAGCGAGTTAGACAAGGCGGGTCAGCGGGCAATGACGCAATCCGAAGTGGTTGCAGCCGCCAAGAAAATGCCCGCCATTCAAGAGTTGCTACAGGTGCAACGTAAGGCGGGTAACAAGCTCAGCGTAGAAGAGTTGCTAGGCGCCTTGAGTAAGACAGGCAAGGTTAAAGACCGTGTCGTCACTCGCGCCGTGACCCAGAAAGTGCCGCTTTGGGATGCCAGCCGCACTTCTTGGACATTGGATCAAGCGTCTCAAACAGCGCGTCAGTATGGTTACTCCCTGTTCCAAGATGTAGGTGCGGGGGGCAAGCTTCGAGTTGTGTCCCGGCACGCAGACGCGCCTAGTCTCGAAGGATTCTCTACGGTTAGTGGTGCTATGGGAGCGCTGCGGCGCACCCTGACCAAGAACCCGGAGATAGCCAAGAAGTATGGGCCAGGGCTGCCTGATTCGTTGATTAGCCGGACAACCAACAAGCGAATCACGATTGCGGCACAGGATTTAAAGCGCGCTCAAAAGTTTTTAAGCAGCGAAGACCTGAACATCTTGCGCGGCAAGGCAACTGTCTTCGATGAGGCGGTGTTGCCGGGTGGGGCAGCTAAGCACCACCAAAGACTCAAAACACTACAGCGAAGGCGTAACTACAAACCCGGACACAAGCTGCATGCGGACGTCATTAAGCCGCAGATACAGAAAGTCTACGATCAGGTCGCGCCTCCGCGCGGTGCGGACGAGTTCTCGTTGTTCCTTCGTCGCGCTGGCGTCAACATTGACGAAGCAAACTTCAGCCAGTTCGCCCACCACTACGCGCGGGGTCGCCTGCTGCTTAGCGAGGTCAACGGGGCCATTTCGCGTCACGGCTCTTTGGCGGCACCGGGCAAGCCCTTTGTCCTAGACCCGACGATTGCGGCTGACATCGAAGCTCACGTTGCGGCGTCCGGTTCTGCTGTGGCTGACCTTGTAAAGTCGCACCTACCTAAGGAAGTAAACGACATCTTCGACACGGCGCAGAAGATTAGCAACGCGTCGTTTGAGGCGGCTAAGGCGTCTGGTGTTTGGATGCCGGGTTCGCCGGTTGCGTATCTGCCGCGCTTCTTTAACAAGAGCGCGCGAGCACGTATTGAAAAAGTCATCGGCAAACTTGAAGTGGAAGACTCCACTATCTTGGCGCGCCTTGGGGTTAAGACGGCGGCCTACAACAAGCGGCACTTAGATGAAATGTCGGTAGAGGATCTCAACGACCTCTACTTCGAACTTCGGGAAGTATCCATGAAGGAGGGCGCTAGCCCAAACATGAAGAAGTTCCACGAGGAGCTTGACGAGGTGATGGAGGAAGCCGGTGTAGGTATCTCCGGTTTAAAGAAGACGCTGCCCTTCCTGAAAAACGAACGGTTGGAGACTGACCCGTTCTTGTCGTTGCTCCAACGGTTTGGCATTGCGCAGCAGGATCGCAACTTGTCGGGTTACTTTGACGAGATGCTTAAGGCGAGCACCGGGAAAAACGGTGATTCGCTAATGCTTGCCGGAAAGGTTGTCGGTGTTGTCGATGACACGGGAGCCACTACTCGGCTTTCCACTACTACGTCTAAGGTGCGGCAAGCAAAGCGCACTAAGAAGGGTGAGGTTAAGTCGCTAGCTGAAGAGCTAGACAACCTCGAAGCTACGCCGCAGTCGCTGATCGTCCGTCTTGACGACGGCACTGAGCACGTTGTTCAAAACAACATGCTTAACGAAACGGGCATGTCGGTTTTGCCTTTGGGTCGGATGGACAAGGTTAGCCCCGGCACCGAAATTAGTAGCGGCACCTTGTTCGCACGCGCCAGCCTAAACTCTGGGCTAGACAACCAGATGTTTAGACAGCCGCTTACGTTGCAAGAAGCCGGTGACCTGCTTGACAGCCACATCGTCTTTGGGCACGGGCACAACATCACTTCGCTAGTTAAGTCGGCGGCCCAGGTTCACGATGTTACAGGGCGTGGGATGCGCGCGTTTGACTCGATCAACTACACGATCAAGTCGTTCCAAACCATTTTCCGCATCCCGTTCCACGTTGCTAACTTGGCGTCAGGTGTGTTCCAGGCATCGCTTGCGGGAGCGACACCGAAAAACCTAATGGCGTCTTACATCGACACCATCCGTTTCATGTTTGGGAACCAAGAGTTCTCTAAGCACGCGACGATGGTGTCTGACATGATGAACGTAGGCGACGACGTAGTGTCAACGGGCATTAAGTCGCTTTGGAATGGGGAGCGAACAGCGCTCCAGCAATCTGCCCAGCTTCACGGCGACGGGTCGCTTGCAGCTTTGTTGGCAAAGCAAGACCCGGAAGCAGCCGCAAAGCTAGATCAGTTTGAAGGGCTAGTCATTAAGCGTGCGGACGGGACCGAGATCGACATGGCCGAGTTCGTTCAGACTGCTGGCGAACTACAGCTTTACGGCACGTATGCCAGCAGCCTTGCGCGCGGCTCAACGTCTACGGCAGACACCTTGTTGCGCATTAAGATGGACGCGCTAGAGCCGACTTACGGGGGGTCTTGGAGAGGTGCCGGTAAGCGGCTAATGCAGCGCATGGCGAACCGCGCGGAGGCATCGGAAGTGCTGAACCGAACGGCCACTGCCCTGGCCCTGGTTCGTGAGGGGCACTCGACGCGACGCGCTATCGAGATTGCTAAGGAAGCGCACGTTCCATACGAAAAGCTCACGCCGTTTGAACGCAACTACGTCAAACGCGTCTCGGCTTACTACACGTTCCCGCGACACTACGTCCCCTGGGCGTGGACGCGCTTCATGGAAGACCCGGTAAAACTTGCCCGCATCGGCCATTACATTCGCGATCAAAACGTAGTGACTACGGCTGAAGGCAAGGCGACGCTAGCTATCGGGAATTACCGCGTAGACCTTGGCCGTCTAAACGCCAACTTTGAAGCGGCAGGTGCGGTAGCGGCTTTTGCAGACCGATTGCTGTTGCCGCTCGCTGACGTAACACCGCTCGGAAACGCTTTCGACGCGCGCAAGCTGCGCGGTATCACAAGCGATGCGGGTCTGCTGTCAATTGGCGGTGCAGCTAAGCCTATCGTCCAAACACAATCTTTGTGGGGCGACTCTTCGCGCGACATGCCAGTCGGAAACATGATAGAGACGGCGGCAGACATGGTCTGGCCGGTTAAGTATCTAAGTATGCTTATGGGTGTGCGTCCGACTAAGGAAGAGCAGAGCCCCTTTGTCCAATACACACCGATGGAAAGCATCCTGACCGACTCGACGTTTGGTGTTGGTATGCGCAAGGTGCGCGACAAGCACGAAACTCGACGGGGTCAGATGATGTTCCGCCGAATGATTAAGCAGTTGCAGCTACGTTCGGCGGCAACAGAAGACCCGGACAAGAAGATGCGTTTGCAGCAGCACGCACAACAACTGGCCGAAGGCTTCCAGCGTCTTATTAGCGAGGACGCGCAGAAGATGTTTAAATAATGGCCGACACACCTAACGAAGTTCTGCTCGCTCTCGGTCGTTTAGAAGGCAAGGTTGATGCCCTCATTGCACAGGAGGCGCGGACGCAGGAAGACGTAGACCGTATAGACCAACGTCTACGCGTGCTCGAAGGCTCTAAAGCCATGGTCTTTGGCGCGTGTGCCACGGTAGGCGCTATCGCTTCTTATGTAGTTACCCTAATCGCATGACGAACTCCCCCGACGACTACGCGGACGCATCTAACAATCAGACCTTTATCGTGAAAGACGAACGATCAGCACTGAAGATGAAACGCGAGGAAGCTCGCGCCGCGCGGGAGAAATACAAAGCCGTCGTTGCGCGTGAACGCGAGGAAGCCAGCGCTAAGCGGGCCATCCAGCGGGAAGAGATCAAGCTAGAACTGGCCAAGCTGCGGCTTAGTCAAAGCGCGTCTGAGAAGGCGCGAACTAACTTGGCGCTTACTACCCCAGCCATTCTTGTCGTCCTTATCGGCGGCTTTATCGGGATGCTGGGGACAGGTGCCATCCCAGACGAATCCGTGTCGGTTGCATCAGCCCTGCTGACTCTCCTGGTCACAGGGTTAATGGCTAATCTCCGAAGTATTATTTCAGAGGGCAGCCCGACGGAAGAACCAAACGGCAACGGGCACGACGCCCCTAAGCCACCACCCAAGAAGACCGAAACCCCTAAGAAGCCATGAAGAAAGCTATCTCCGTAGCGGCCCTTGCCCTACTCGCTGGCTGCGAAGGTATCAGCGTTGCTGACGCCTACGTGCAAGCCGATCAATTGACCTACGACGCAATCGCGCCGTCTTACCGCGCCTACGTGGAAGCTGACGAGAAGCTGGACGCTGCCAGCAAGCAGTCACGTATGCGCCTCCTCGAAACCTGGCAGCTTCGCATTGAAGCCAACACCAAGAAGAAGTGAGCGACATGACTCCCAACGTGCAAGAGCTTGCGGACAAGCTGAAGGCGTCCGTTACCGACCCTGGCAAGCAAGATATGCTGGCGGCTATCGCTGCTGACTCCAGCCGCATCGCGGTCCTCGCCTTGACCAACCCTCACGCCGCCGAAGAGGAAGTCGCAATCGTCAAGGCAACGCTAGCCAACATCGGCCAAGCCGAAGCGGCGAACGCCGTTCAAGCGGTTACCGAGTGGGTGACTGATGCCGTTAGCCGCGTGATGAGTAAAGCATTGCCGGTCTAATGGGCACCATTGGCAGATAAACCTGAACTAGAACCCGGCTACCGAGGTTACGTAGCCGGGGTTCTCGACTGCGACGGCTCTATATGGATTAGTGCCGATCGCGGTGGTGCCTATCCACGCCATGCGCTTCGCGTCAACGTGACGAACACGAGGCGCGGCTTGCCCCAATGGTTTGCTGAGCACTTTGGAGGGCAGTGTCAGCACTACCCTAAGAAGAAGGCGCAGTGGCGCGACGAATACCGATGGCAAGTTAGCGGTTTAACTGCCCTGCCTGTGTTGCAAGTGTGTCTGCCTTACCTGATAATTAAACGTAAGCAGGCACTGTTAGCCTTGGAGTTTGCCAGCACTATCATCCCTGGCTCCAAAGCAATACCTGAGTCTTACCGTCAACTGCGCGCCGACATCTATGCGCAGATGACGTCACTAAACAAGAAAGGTCCAGCATGATTGTGCTCGGCGTAGACCCTGGTTATCGCAATCTCGGTCTGTCTATTGTGCGCGTTTCGGAAGACGGCAAAGCCGCCAAGGTGCTGCACTCAGAGAACATGTCGGTCGGTAAAGCCACTGCACCGATGGCGTTTACTAAGTTCCTTTGGCCTAAGCTTGAGCATTTAAACGCTGAGCACGGGCCGATCGAGGCGGTAGCGAGCGAGACGCCGCCGTTCATCATGGGGCAGATCAAGACTACCGCCTTTCTTTGGGCGGTGTCTTCAATCATCGTGGCTTGGGCGCACACTAACGGTGTGACTTTCCGACACGCTTCGCCGCTGTCGCTGAAGAAGGCGGTATGTCGAGTGGCGGGTCGTAAGTGGAACCGCAAGTTCATCCCAAAGAAGGGTGAAGTCCGGGAGGTTGTGCAGGGCATCACGGCTGAGAGCGGGCGCACATCACACGAAAACGACGCGACGCTGGCTGCCTTGCTCATGTTTAGCAGGACTATCCCGGATGACTAAGCTACGCATTCAGAGTAGGGCAAGCCGCCTACGCTACCGTGACGTAGCTATCACTACTTTTGAAGTGCGGTCTATCTCTTTAAACGACCTGCACTGCCCGGTGCGTGACGTCCCGACCTTTGCTAGTGGAGTAGCGGACTCCATTCGAGAGCAGGGGCTTGCGAACCCTATCGTTGTAGTGCGAGGTCCACGCGAAGACTTGGCCCGCGAACTAGAGAGTTTAAATGGGAGGCCAGCCTCGCTGCCCCCGGACCCTGTAGTCAACGTAGTCTACGGGGGCACCAATCGAGTCACGGCAGCCAGGATGATGGGCTACACACATGTAGACTGCGTTCTGCTACCATCGTTTGAGCTAGCTCTGCGCGTTCAGGAGCAGCAACGAAACACCTACAATGGAACAACGGCAACACAAGCAGGGAGCTAAGGGCTTGGAGAAGCTCGACTCCATCGAGGACATGGCGGTGGCGCGCTTCGGTTCCATCGAGGGATTGGCCCTGGTGCAGAAGACGACGCTGGAGTTGGCTAAGTTCTACGCCGAGCAGTTTGAGCTAGACGCTTCCGACCCGGAGGTCATGCTTAACACGACTGCGCTGGCGTTCGCGCGGCACAAGGAGTTCACGCTGTTGCGCGAGATCGAGATTGACCTGTTCGAGCGCGTGACTACCAATCCCGACGGTGCAACCTACGGTCAGGTGCTGTTCAACACGACCAGGACAGGGGCCTATCGGGACGTCTACCGCGAGATCGATCGTTTACACGCGCGTGCGACTGGCTACCTTAAGGAGCTACGCGAGCTTTCGCGCGACGCGCGTTGCCGCTAGAACTCGTTAGCGGAACTGACTCGTTTGATTAAACGGTCGAGATACCAGCGGGCCTTGCGCAGGTCTTGCTCGGGCTTGCCCTTGTGCTGGTAGCGCCAGAGATACTTGATGGTGTTGCCCTTCAAGTAGTCGGCGAAGCCTTCAGGGGACATCGACGCCTCGATAGCGTCGATCGTTTCAATGTCCCCTGAAGTGTAGTGCTGCGGCTTATTGACCTGATCCATCGGCGCGCTCATGCAAGATGGCCATGGTGACGAGGCCCACTTTAATAAGCTCGGGAGTCGTCATGCGCGACAAGATAGCGCCAAGGTCGGGCATACTATCGGGTGGGGTTTGCTCGGCAGGGTTCTCGGAATGGGCAGTATCCTGGCTTTCCTGCTCGTCCGCAGTAGAAGTTGGCGTCTTGGTCATGGCGAATTAGGAACTCCTCTCCTGGGTCAGACCCTTCTAGGGCCATCTCAACGGCAACCCGCACACGGTCACGCTCAGCGGTTAGTGCGGCGGGGGTAATGAAGCGAGGCAGCAACGGCTGCGTCAACGAGTCGCGGTTGATGCCCGCGATGATTGCACCAGTATCGAGCACGCCCAGCGAGTCGGCGTAGACAGCAAGCTGCGCGAGGTAGCCGAAGCCGTCCGGGTCTTCACCCCAGATCGTCTTGCCGTGCTTCTTGAACGAGAAGCCTCCCATGGTCTTGAAGTCTACGAGCATAGACTTGGGTGCGTTGTCAGGCAGGTAGCCGCTGGCCAAGTCCTCGTCGTGGAGCTTGATGAACATGTCAACGTGGCCTTCTTGGTTGAAGCGGTCGTAGTCCGACGGCCACCACTCAGGCATACCGACACTCTTCTCAGTCTCGACAACGAAACCCTTAGGGATGGCCGCCTTGACCGCAGCGTAGCTAAGCTCGTGCAGCAGGTGACCGACCGCGAACGTCGTGCCGATGTTACCCGGCATGTCGCCGCCCTTGATGCCAGACGAGGCGTAGTAGGTCTGGCGAGCGCACGCCAAGAACGACGAAGGACGCACACGCTGCGCTTCGTTGCGCTCCAGCATGGAGTTCTTGATGCTGTCTGCGGCGTCGTCTACGTGCTTGCCGATTAGCACGGGGTCGCTGTTGGCGACATCCATACCGTGCAGCCACACGGCCTTGAGGAAGCGCGACCAGTCTGGGTAAGGCTCAGTCGGCTTGGGAAGTCGTGGCTTCGATGAGGTCATCTGCAATCTCCTTTGGACTCTGTTGAACTTTTACTGCTTTGTCTGAATCAGTAAGAAACACCATCGACCCTGACCCCTTGAAGTCTGGAACGATGGACTTGATGTGCGCTGTGGGGATCATTCGCCCACCACAATCACCGGGAAAGTAGATGAAGCTGACGCCTCCTACATGCACGGCTTCGCTGAACTCTTGTTCTACCATAATGAGGTGGGGGCGTTTAACGCCTGCCCCCAGGGCGGTCCTCTCTCACTCGTCCTAACGAGCGGGCGTAAAGCGGAACTCAGCCCACTCGCCAAAGTCTCCGTCCTCGTGGAAGACGCTCACGCTGACCTTCTCGCCGATGAGATCGCGAGGGGTCTTAGTAAGCGCCACCTTCTTGTCGGGCCACACGGCCTTCATCAACTTGGTGTAAGTCGCCTTCGCGTTGAGCGGGCGCTTGTAGTTGATGAACGTCGAGAGGTCGCCGTCGAAGGTCGGGCAGTCGAAGACCACCAAGAAGCGCGCTTCGACGCCCTTCTCCTTGGCCTTCTCGTGCGGCTCGAAAGCACGCACATCGGTGATGGTGCAGGAAGGGTAAGAACCCTCCGGCGTGAGGGCCTTCTTGCCCTCGTATTCAGCTTCGGTGATCGTCGCGTTCAGCAGTCGATCGGGATCAAAGTTATCGGAACTCATGTGTCGGTTTCCTCTAGTGGCTTCGGGCCACGTTCTAGGTTTCTAAGGACTTCGAGTAAATTAAGACCGTGATCGGCAGCCAAGGGCTTCGCCTTGAGCAGCTTCTCTACGGTCCCAGCAAGGGCTTCCTTATCCCTCGGTGGACGGTCTCCCATCTCCGACAGCACCTCGCGGATGCGTCGGTCGATGAGGTTTACAATGGATTCTTGGTCAGGCATCGCCCCAAGTTTGGCCAAGCGTTGCTTCGGCTAGGAACTTCACAGCGCCGAAGGCGTCAGGATACGCCGAGTTCGCCGCGCCTTCCATAGCCTGCCGTAGCTTTTCCGCCTTGGCCGGGTCGTTGCCCCCGACGATAATCTCGTCGTGAACGGTGAGCAGTGGCTCCAGCCCTGCGTCATGCACAGCGACCAGCGCGTGCCGGATCAACTCCGCCGCTGACCCCTGCACGATGACGGACACGGCGGGCCGCGTCTCCTCGTTCGAGGTGAAGATGCGGGTGCGACCGGCCACGGTCTTGGCCACTCGGAACTCCTCCGCCTCTCGCCACACCCCTTCCATCCAGTCGTTTAGACGGGGGAGGTTGCGCTTGTAGTCGTTAAGGAACCGGGCCGCCGTCCCCTTGTCAGACTTAAGCTCAAACGCCAACCTCTTCGCCCCCATCCCATTGAGGATTCCGAAGTTGACAGCCTTAGCCTTGAACCGAGACTCGGGGGTAACGCTCTCGATCGTCGTCCCCATCATCTTGGCCGCGACTTCGGTGTGTGGACAGCGGCCCTGCTCGAATGCCTCTAGCAGCACGGGCTCGTTGGCGAACGCCGCCGCAACCCGTAGCTCCACCTGCGAAAAGTCACAGGTAATCACGCCGTTGTTTTCCGGCGACGTCATGCAACCACGCAGCGCCTTGCCCAGCGGGCCACGCTTCGGAATCTGCTGTAGGTTAGGTGTGTCGCAAGAGAACCTACCGGTCCTAGTGCGCGTCGTGTTCGTCCTCGGGTAGAGGATGCCGTCCTGCGTCATCGCCGGGAGCGGCTCGATGAACGCGGACTTCAGCTTGGTAGTCTTGCGATACTGGATGACCGCATCCGCAAGGTCGTCGCCGTCGTCGGCCAGTCGTTGCAGTGCCAGCTTCGAGGTGCTCGGCTTGCCCGTTGCCGTCAGCGGCAGGCGGCGCCCGCAGTCCAGCAGCCACTGCGCTACCTGCATCGGAGAGTCAGGGTTGCCGTCCAAGCCTTCCGACCTAAGCGCAGTTAAACGCTCGTCAATCATGGCCTCAAGCTGCTGCCTCACCTCGTCGAGCTTGTCGTCCAGCAATCGAATGCCTCGCCGCTCCATCTCGTAGACCGCTTGCTCGACACGGTAGTCGAACGATGCAGCGTCCATCTGGAACCGCTTGGCCATCTTGCTCGTGACGACGCAGTCATTGGCGAGATACTCGAACAGTTGCTCCTCGGGAACCTGCCCGATCTTGCCCTGCTTGAGTAGCTCCGGTGTCTGTATGTTATCCCACCCGTTTACACGGGCGATGTGGTCCATGGACCGCTTGCCCCCGGTGTGTCCGAAGTAAGCGGCAGCCATCGTGTCTTGCCAAGGAGCTTGGGGAACCAAGTCCATAGCGTGTAGGTCGAACCGGAGGTTGTGGCCGATGAGGTGTAGTCGCATGAACCACTCCTCCAACCCCCAGTTCGAGTATTCGTCGCCGGAGATGATGAACACATTGGGCGAGCCAAGTGGGCTTAACCCTATCCACCATGCGTAGTGCGGAGCGTCGTGGCCGACAACGTCTAGCCCGTTGGTCTCCGTGTCGAGCACCCACTGCTGATCAGGGTCAGCGGATTCGAGTAGCTCTATAAGTTGATGGCGAGGTAGTCGGTGAATCATAGAACCACCCTCGCATGTAGAATGGGGCAGCGTTCCCCGTCACGCAGGAACAAGCCGCTACGCAGCAGCGCGAGATCCGCCTCGCTCCCAGCCTTACGTCCCGGCTCCACCACCTGAAGCACCGCCACATCTTGCTTGCCCTTAAGGAACAGGATGACGTCGAAGTCGTCGATGTGGTTGACCACCCACCGACCGTCTTCAACAACAGCCTCCACAAGAAGTGGTGACCATGTGACGCCTCGGAGCCACGCATCCTCCATCCACCTCGAACGCTCTTTAGTCAGCGTTCGGTAGTTAAACAGCGACATGTGGTTCACGGAGACATGCACCACGTAGCCCATGCGTCGGTGCAGGCACGGAGCAAAGCAGGCGCGACCGCTTAAACCGTTACGCACTTGTGCTGCTGCGGGTATCGCAGCGTAGCCTGGGTCCACCTTGTCCTTGGGCCGCTGATTAGCCACCCGTTGGTAAGCTCGACGCAGCCACTCGTTAATGTTTCTCATTACAATAACCTCGCTCTTAGTGTTCTAGGCACATGCACCCGCTTACGTCCTCGGGTCAGCATCACGTAAAGTAGGCGCAGTGTCGCCGGGTCTTTCTGCTCCAACCTTTCCATGGCGACACGCGACCACGGCAGCAAGTAAACGTCGTTAGCTTCAGCGCCTTTAGCTGCGTGCCCAGTGGACAACACAAGCTCGTGGTCGGCCTCGGCAACCTTTGGCACCACACCAGTCTGCCGCAGCCCCCACTTAATGAACGCCTTGGCAACGCTGGCTCGGGAGTAGCCCATGACTAGCCCCGTTCTTGGCGCGTGCTCGCAGTCCCACACGTTTAACTTCGTGCCGTGCTCGGCGGCGAACGTGTGCGCCGGACGGTCATACCAAGACTTCAACGCCTTGGCCGCGACTCCCGCAACAGGGTTACCCACTCGGTAGCCCTTGCTCATCACGGTGCGTTGGTCGGCGCGCTCCCATACTGGCGGCAGCTTGGTGCCGGTCATGCCCTTCGGCGTCCCGAACACCGCCTGACCAGGGTCGCCAAACGCCCACACCTCGCCACCTTCATGCACTAGTGCCAGCGCTGCACGTAGCTCGACCCACGACATGTCTTGCGACTCGTCGATCATCAGCATGTCGAACTTCTCCTCGTCTGGCACAGGCGCCCCCACCTCTAGCCACCTAGCCATAGGTAGTAGGAACTTTAGCTGAGCTTCAGCCTTGCTCTCCTCCAGGTTAAACGGCGGATCGCCCCCAGCCCACCCGTGTAAACGACGGGCGGCTTCGTCCAAGCGGTGCGGTGGTTTGGCACTGGGTGCGTCCGCCTTGTATTGTTCTAGCGCGGGATCGAACAGGTGGTGGATCTTGCGCTGCTGGTAGCTGGCCGCGTGACGGGCCACGCCAGTCTTAGTCTTGGCGTAGTCCTTCACGTAAGGCCATGTCAGTGAGTAGACCGTGCCCGACACGATGTTCGGCGCACGTTGTTTAACGATGGCGGCTGCGTCCTTGGTGTAGGTCACTACCGCAATGCGCTTGTCTCTCGCAAACGCAGACGCTTCTTGCACGATGCGTCTCGTCTTGCCCGTCCCAGGCGGGCCGTCAAACGCAGTGAGTCTAATCTTCGGATCGCTGTCGGACGAACAACTCATACTGCGCTCCAATGTATTCTTGTGATGAGATGGGAAGCTGCCCGATAGGACAGCACCAAACTCGGCTCCCGCTACGCATACCCACTAGCGTCTTGTCGAGCAAGTATTGCTTCTTCATCTTGCGCGCCATCGGGATGTCACCAAGCCTAGTTAGCAGCGACTCCTGAATCATCGGCGGCAGCACTAGCGCAGGTGGTGCGCTGTCGAGCGGCCAAACGATGAACGGTGTGATCGCCCCTTGCGGTCGCTTCTCTGTCCACCCCTCAAGGAAGATGAGGTCGCCCGCTGCAATGCGTGCCCACTCATCCAGCAATTCCCAGAAGCGGTCTTCGACAGGCACGCCAAGGTGATCGACGCCCTTCTCAACTTGCATCATAAAGTCCAACGCCTTGCCCCAACCAGGCTGAATAAACAGCGGGCTGCGGGACACGGTGTCCATCGGTGCGCTAGACAAGCGCGTCAACGTCGGCAGCACATGACGCACATCGGTCAGTCCGGCTACCTTGGTGGCCTCGTGTCTCCGCTTGGCCGAACCACCGAACCCAACAAGCGTCTCCTTCATCTTGCCCGCCGAGTCAAACACCTCGACCATCCACGGCGTGTGACCGAACACGCTTTCGCACTCGGCTTTGATGTCCGTGATCGTAGGGTTCTTCTCACGAGCCTGATACTTCTCGCCGTTGCGGCTGCCCGTCGTCCACCCGGAGTTCATCGCCACCCGGAACTCGGTCTGTTTAAATGCTCCAAGCTTGGGCGACAGCTTCTCCCAGGCAACGTTGACCAACTCGGGATCGACCCCCTTGCCGGGGTGTAAACGGCCCAAGACCTGCCCGATGCGGGCGATCACGTTGTTGCGGTTGCCCTCCGGCACCTCGTCAATCATGTCTAGCATCTCCAGCAGGTGCATGGCCTCGGTGGGTTTGCCGCCCACCTCAGTCTGCTTGCCCTGGTTGGGACGCGCCACTAGCCGTGCGGCCAGTGTCTCCGGTGGGTAGGGTAGCTCGTTCGGGTCGAGCTTGCCCATCATCACCTCATACTTAGCCGCCTTGCCGTGCTTGTTGGTGACAAGTGAACCGGGCAGCATGATCAACCGGCAAGACTTAGACGATACGCGCACCTCACCAGCAACCCCGTTACCGAAGTCGATGGTCGCGGGTAGCCGAGACGCGATGACGTCTGGAGGTAGACGAAACCAAACGTGATAGCCGCCCGAAGGCGAGCGCACCACGCAGGTCTTGTCCGGCACCGCGCGGTCGGGAGAAACCTTTGACCACACCTCGTCGAACTCGCTGCCGTAGGTATCCAAGTCTAGGATAAGCAGCGGCACCGGGTCACCGGGTTGCGGGCATAGGGCAGCGCCCGTCCCCTCCTCCTTGCACAAGTAGGCGTGCGCTAGTTCGTGCTCGCCTTCCTTGATGAGTGCGTCCCACTTGCGCCCGTTAAACTGTGTAGGAAACTTCTGTCTGTTCTTGGTCGGGAACACCCAGTATCCCGACTCGGACAACTCAGTCCATCTCACTCTAAATCTCCTGGCGATAGCTCGCCGCTAATGATACGCC